CATGCCTTGCTGCATACGACCTTGGATGGCCCGCGCTCTGGCTTCTTTGTCGCGCCTGCCAGTTTTTAAATCTTTTATATAAACTTCATGGAGGCCACGTTCGCGGATACGTTTCTCTAGGAACGGGCCAAGGGCCATTTCTATATGTCCACGCTCTATGCCCACGATTGATGGTCGCCACAACTCGTAGAAATCTAGGATCTGTTCGACCAACTCAAAGCCGTCAAACTTTCCTCGGATAACGTCCATGATAAACATGCGGTCATGTTCATCGACTCCAACGACAACTCCAACAGAGAAGTCGTTCCTGTCTCGTTGTCCGATGGCCAAGTCCCACGCGCAGTAGTACCGCATACGATCTTCGTCAACGTCTTCGGGGTCGTAGTACTGCAACATACTGCGGGTAAAGTAGTCACCGTCATCTGCTACAGGGTTCTGCTGATACAGTGCCGACCAATCTCGGGGGCCGACTGCTTTGCGAATTCTATCTAACGCTTTTACATCGTAGCGTTCTGGGTGCAGTGCTTGTCCGGTCTCCCGATACTTTTCGTGCTCTTCAGCTATCGCTGGATAACGAACCACTTCCCATTCGTCACCGCCCTCGGCACCTGCTTTGAGCAAGCGGCCAGCAAGATCATCGTCGTGCCATCTGGTCAGGATCACTAATACACCGCCGCCTGGGGCTAGGCGCGTATAAGCAGTAGAGGTATACCAATCCCAGTTCGCGTCTCTGTTGTTCTGGCTCTCGGCATCTTCGCGGTTCTTTACGGGGTCGTCGATCACCAGTACGTGAGCACCCTTACCAGTAATACCACCGCCAACACCAGCCGCAACGAATCCACCGCCGCCAGTAGTGAGCCATGCTTCTGCTGATTGCGACTCTGGGTCTAGTCTTGTTTGGAACGAAGTCTTGTACGTAGGCTCTCTAAGTAGTCCACGAACCTTTCGGCTAAATCCCATAGCCAAAGAGCCGCTGTACGAACACGATATGAATTCGTGCTCTGGATTGCGGCCAAGGTGCCAAGCCGGAAATGCAATCGAAGCCAGAGTTGACTTACCGTGTCGTGGAGGTAGGAATAACATGAGTCGAGGCGACTCTTTCGCCACAACTTTCCTAGAAAAATCTTCAAGTCGTTTACATACATCTTTATGCACCCATCCTGCTGTGTAATCTGCGTTGAAGCGCTCAACAAACGGCAGTAACCGCTTCCTGGTCAAGAACCTCATGGCCAGTTCTTCCCGAGCCTTGTCTTTAGCTGAGAATTCCTCGGGAGTTAGCTCAGGCTTCGGCTGTTCTTTAGCAACGGGCAGCGAATTCTGCTCGTCGGCGTTGCAGTAGACACATAAAACGTCTGTGCCACTGTATAGGTGCGCCGGATACAAGTTTTTGCAGCGAGCACACTCTACTTGTTGCGACAATTCGCTCATTTAGGCTCTAGGTAGTCGGCATCTTGCCCAGCCAGCTTCAATAACTCTTCGTCAGTCATGCGTTCTAGCTGTTTGGTGCCGTTAATCTGGATATTGACCGTGGTTGTAGGCTCTGGGGTCGAGAGTCCGTGCAGTTTCACCAAAGAATCCACAGTATTTTTCATTTCGGTAGCGTTTGCGCAGCTTGTCCACGTATCCATGTACATGGTGTGGGCGTTTGTGCGGGTAAATTTGACCTCTTCCATGAGTTCGCGGCGGAAGTAGTCGATTGCTTGGGCCACTTTGGGCTTTCTGGACACGTTGAGTGCGGTATTACGGTTCTCGTAGCCAGCAGCACGTCCGGCTGCGGCGGTACTCATGCCGCTAACAAGTAGTTGAACGAACCTTTCTTCTTGGACAGTGAGGTCGCTCGCGTTTAAACCCATATAAGGCTTAAGCGATTGGAATTCACTGTGGGGCATCAACTGATCTTCAGCCATTGTTAAATGTCCGTGGCGCAAAACAAGATAATTACAACTATATCCGGCGAGTTTAGCAACGCTAACTTCTAGTAACAAGACAAAGTTAGCACCACTAACTCATACTTGGTTGAAAAATATGGGAAAATTTTTTAGGGATAATGGTTCGTGGATCGCTCACACATCACACTCCCACTTATGCTGCAACCACCACCGTTCCCCGATTCCTACATCATGAACCTTGTTTCGAAATATATGACCGGAACCTTGTTTCAATAGGGGTCCCTATAGATTCCTAACTCACTGTCCTCTTTAATTAAACCGAACAACTCCTCCGTCGTTGTCCTTTGGCATGTTCTGTGTAAATAACCTAAAGGAAATACAATGTTCAATTCACAATACAAGTCAGTCTTCGCTAAACCTACACTACAAAAGATCGCAGAGATCTGGTGCCTCACAGCGTTTCCTGTAGTCAGTGGGTTCGTAATATTCATCACAGTAGACTTCATGATCGCAGCTATCAGTAACATCGAAGAGGTCATGGCCAACCAAGTTGTATACGGTCTAGTAGCTGTATCGCTCCTCGCCTGCAACATTGGCTTCCAGTTCATCAACTGGACACTCATCACCTCATACAAGTCAAACGAAGAGTGGGAAAAGTCCGCAAGACGTAACTTCGAAAGCGATAAGTTGTGGAAGACTCAATAAGGCGTAATAGCCCATCCTTAACAGGGATGGGCTTTTGGCATGTCCTGTGTCATCAACATAGGAGATATGACATGGGTAAGTTAAAAGCAGTTCTCACTAACGAGAACGGATGGGTACAAGACGTTCTACCAACACAGGTAGCAATCCCCACAATAACCAAGGCCGACGCAGTAAGCACAGTGGCTAACGGTATCAAGGCCACAGGACAAGGCACCGTGTTTGTCGCAGCCAAGACCATCCGCACAGGACGCGGTCTCGGTAAGTTGTTCGCTAGCTTCTACAACGAGGTCGCAGAAGAGATGGCGCGTCAAGATGCGCCATCAAGAAGCGACTTAATAATCGCTAGCAAGCCAACTCAATTCACCGACAACTAAGTCAACCAGCCCATCCGGTTAAGGATGGGCTATTGGCATGTTCTGTGTATTTATTAACCGGAGAAATACATGAACTCGAACTATCGAGAGATATCAGATTTTTACCTCTACCCGCACGACGGTGGCAGTGTCGAAGCAAGCTACCTCGGCCCTGAGATCGGTGGAGGCACATACGTCGTCCTAAACCCTAAGTGGATTGAGGCTATCGCGGAGTCCAAAGAAAGAATGGGCGCTGCGGCTTACTACCTAGAAGGCGTGTTCCAATGCGAGTTCGTTAGGTTCGGCTTCGACGAGGCCACAGGACAACGCACGTTCACGACTGTCTTCTTCTAAATCAATCAGCCCATCCTTAACAGGGATGGGCTATTGGCATGTTCTGTGTAACCTCCTGAGTAAGAGGGTTCCTCAAAAACTGCTCATTCCCCCAACCCGTAAGGAGAAATGCATGGAAGGAACGAAAGGTCTTGTATGCCCACGATTCGCTACCTACGAAGAGTTCGAAAAGTGGTACGCAAACATCAAACCCTCCGACTACACAGTCATCTACGTACCAAGAAAGGATAAGAACTCATGAAGAAAAGTACTTTGTTTGGTTGTTTCATGTTCTCAATGGTCGCCCTTGTGCTGATCGACGCTTCTATGGCATCACCCGTAAAAGCACAGGACATTCCCACAAGCTTCGAATGCAAGTTGAACTACGTAGGTTGGAGCGATGTCTACGTATGCGAAGAACCGTAACCGAAAAGCCCAGGCGCGAGAGCGCTTGGGCTTTTCTCATGGCCAAAGAACCGGCTCGGGTGTGCGGTGTGCCTAGCGGGTGTGCAACAGGTGTGCGGTGTGCCAACAACCAGCGGGTGACGCACCAACCCCTAACCTTGAACCTCGGTTCTCTGCCCTGGGGCAGCGGGTGAGCGGGTGACGCACCCAATTACCTACAATTACACTCTAACTTAACCAACTAACGACCTCGGTCAGTGGTTCTCGGCCCTCGAATCATGCACAAAACAACATTTTCCCCAGAAAAGTGGTTCTTGGCCCTCGGGCGGCAGCATAAACGTGTTTTTTAGCATTCTGTGCGCGTTTTCCACGATCTGTGCGCACTTTACCTCGATCTGTGCGCAGTTTCACGAACCACAATCACCGCTCTGTGCGCAGTTAAGTCGTTGATACTAAACGAATAACACCTAATTCTGTGCGCAAAACGCCATTCTGTGCGCAGTTTGAAAAACACGTTTCAAATATAGGCATTTAAAACATAACCCTTAATTTTACTTTGTGTTTTCAAATCTATTAAAACCAAGCACAAAGAACAACTAAACTATATAAAACAACAACTTAACTGAACACATCTCGACTCATTCTCGTGCACCTTTTAACACAAACAGGCATAACCATATACAATTCAAGCACGAGCCGTGCGCGTTTTGCCCTCAAACTGCGCACAGACTCCCTCGGCCATCTATAAACAGGCATAAACCGATACGACATTTGCCCAAATTCCATACCTGTTTATGCCTAAGTTAGTAGTCACTAACATTTATTTACGTTAGTAACCACTAACATAGGCACAATAACCACTAACCAAGAACAACTATCCACGAACCACTACAGTCCTACCTAATCCGTTAACCGATAACAACTTCGCTAAGTCATAAACCCTCTACTCCGTAGTGGGTTCTTGGCATGTTATGTATCATTAATAAAAAAGGATTTGATATGGACATGGCAGCTTTCGACAACAATATATGGAACGATTACAACAACTTTTACGAATCAGAGATCAACTGGCGCAACCTACCAACCCACATACACAAAGATAGCTTCCGCGAGATGTTCCTTAATAACGTCTTAGATCTAATCTACGAAGATATGTCCTACCCACTAGCCCTGGCCAGAACCAGGCTGCGCGTAACAGAAGTTTTAAATTTCATAGCAGACGTACACAAAGCCGACGCTTTCAGAGACGGTAGCAATTTAATCTGTGAACGTTGTCTAACACCCGCAGAGAAAACACTGTACGAGGTACTCTACTAAAACCACACCAACTACCCAACATTGAGTGTCTGCTCATTGTTGGGTCTTATATAACAAAGTTAAAGTTGACCATTAGTAAGTTTCTGCAAGAATGTAGAAACAAAAAAAGGAGCCAGCGCATGAATAAAAATCAAATCTCTCAAATAGAAAAAGACGTAAAAATGCGAAGGCACCATCACGGCTGGCTCGTAACATATCCTTGCGAATTCACGAATTGGGATTATCGAACCTACCGCGAGGAATATTTTGAGTCTTCATTTGGCGAGTCAGCTTATCTTAAGGCGCAAAGATTCGTAAAGCAGACAAAGCAAGATATTCGAGAAGTCGAAAAGGCGTATCGGGAGAAAGAGGCATGAATAAAAAAGAAATATGCGAGTGGTTGGTCGAAGCTGGTGCTTGTGACGAGTGGCATTGTCGACCGAAAGATGTGGCGCAGTACGGGAATTGGATCATGTTTGTGCATCCAGAACACCCCAAAGAGGTCGACTGCTTTGCCAGATACAAGAATTCTTCTGGCGGCTGGGCGATTAACGGAGAATGCTTCGCTGGAATCAAAATAGAAGAAAGTCCGTTCGGCACCAAGTCGAAAGCGGTGCTCAAAGAAACGACCTCACGGCTGAATCGCAAGTACCGAGACTACTTAATAGATTGTGACAATGGCGAATGGCTGCACTTTGAGGATGATCTAAAGAGACGATTCACGCATCAATTGAGAGCTATCTCAGGAGATTGCTCTGCTGAAGGCATGGGCGACACCGACGACATATTGCCATTGCTCAACGAGAACCTCACGGCGTTTTATGACTATCAGATTGCGGAGGCAACCTTCCAAAGACAAGCGCACGTTTTCGGAGTGCAGAGCGAAGAATCCGGCAAGGCTGTCAGGCACTTCTACGACTGCGCCCACGAACTAGAACGTAAGAAGGTTTTTAAGCACAAGTACCACGCGAGGACCAGTTGGACGCTAGAGCCGTTCGATCAGTGGGAGTTGATCAAGAATGGATAGCTTCGACCCACTGAGCAACTAAAGCAAAAACCACTGCCCTCTACTCCGTAGTGGGCTTTTGGCATGTCCTGTGTATTTAACAAAGGAGAAATACATGTCGATAGA